TAAATTAAACAAGCATATTTCTCCATTACCCGAAGGAAAATATCCCAAAAATAGAAATCTTAGGGGAATGAGACAAGATGAATCAGATGGCTATTCAATGCAACTTTGGCATGCCCAATGGCTTGCCGAAGCCTACCGAGTGCTGAAGCCAGGCGGGTCAATGCTTGCTATGGGTGGAACAAGGACATTTCACAGGCTTATGGTGGCAATTGAGGATATAGGTTTTATCATTAAGGACACGCTAATGTGGCTATATGGCTCAGGATTTCCTAAGGCACAGGATTTGGGAAAGATGATTGATAAGAGGTTGGGAGCTGAAAGAAATGAATTTGAAATTAGACCAATGGCATATCCAGATTCAGACTGTTGGGGCATTCCAAATAAAAACAGTAAATCACCCCAATGGGGTATTGGAAGTAAGGAAAAACATAAAAACCAAGATGGGAAAGGGAATATAATAATTAGCAAACCAGTCACTGACCTTGCCAAATATTGGGATGGCTTCAAAATAGGCGGTATCAAGCCAGCCTATGAACCGATAATCTGGGCGGTTAAGCCACCAGAGGGGAGCTATATAGATAATGTCCTTAAATGGGGAGTGGGTGCAGTTAATGTGGATGAGTGTAGAATTAAAGTAAATCCTGAAATTGATGATATGCACAGAAGGGTCAAAAGGAAAAAAAGAATATCTGATATATGGGAAAAAGGAAGTGGATTTAAAAATGAAACAAACGAACTGACTGGTGTTTCACTAAAAGGTCGCTTCCCTGCGAATATTATCTTGGACGAGGAAGCTGGTAGATTACTGGATGAGCAAACAGAGAATGTGGGGAATACCAAACCTCATAAAATTAGGAGCAATGTAGATAAATATGAAGGATATGGAAGCATAACAAAGAAACAAGGGGAAATAGTTAATTATAATGAACCAAATATTAAAGGTGCATCCCGCTTCTTCTATTGTGCTAAAGCTTCTAAATCTGAAAGAGGCAAAAATAATAAACATCCTACAGTAAAACCGATAAAGCTCTTTGGGTGGCTAATTAAGCTTGTGACCAGAGAAGGACAAATAGTTCTTGACCCTTTTATCGGCTCTGGCACAACTGCAATAGCTTCTTATAGAGTTGGGCGTAAATATATCGGCATAGAAAGAGAAAAAGAATATATAGAAATAGCTGAAGAACGACTTGTTCAAGGAGTCTTATAGAAAGAGGGAGTAATGGCAAAAATAAAATTTTATGTAATAAGCTGCTCAGCAATGGGCGATATAGATGTGAGAAAACTATACGTTTGGGGGGAATGGTGTCATAAAACCTGGCTGCCACTAACTGAACATGAAGCTAGAAAGAGAATAAAGCTATGCAAAAAGAAGCATGGCTGTGAGACTTGTGATGCTGAAGTACACAAAGTGATATTAGAGAGAAAGAAAAAAACATATAAGCATCTATGACAAAACTTGCTTGACAAATAGGGCATTAGCCTATTAACTTATTTACAGGCCAATGTCCTCTACCGAACCAACAGCAATAGAGAATCTCAGAAAAAAAGCTATCAAATATCTATGGCACTGGTTGGGGACTCCTTATTCATGGTCAGGCAATGACTTCTCTGGGTGGGACTGCAGCGGTCTGCAAATTGAAGTCCTGCAAGCTGTAGGAATCCTGTCTCATGGTTTCGATTCAACTGCCCATGACCTCTATCTAAAATTTATAGACTATAAAGTAGACAGACCATATGCAGGTTGCCTTGTATTTTGGTTTAGGGATGGGCGTGCTGTTCATGTAGAGATGCTTATTGATGACTCATTGGTTATCGGTGCATCGGGCGGCGGCTCTTCTGTCAAGTCATTGAAAGATGCTATCAGACAGAACGCCTTTGTCAAGATGCGTCCGCTAAAATATCGTGGTGAGAATTTCAAAATAATAGATCCGTTTCTAAGTTTATTGAAATGAAAGACACGATTAAGTTTCTTTTAGAGCTGCTCAAGCTGAGCAAAAAGCTCATATCAATCTACAGAAAAGAGAGAAATGCAAGAAAAAAGAAGAAAATCAGGCAAGCTGTTGCTGAGCGTGATATTGACGCTTTGCGTCGTATCATTCTTGGCAAATAGTTGTCATTACGAGCCGTCGCTTTATCCTGTGAGGGATGTACTGCATCCTAGTGAGGATGTTAAAATCATTGCAGTAACAGAAGATGGTAATATATTAGTAAATGAGGCTTTCATTCTATGGGTAGAAGACTTAAAACTTGAGATAATAAGGCTTAGAAGAGAGCTAGAAAAATGCAAAGAGGAGGATTAACATGCCGTATGAACCAACGACTTTCTATGGGCTTATTGGCTTAGTCATTGTCAATTTATCAGCAATTATCAATTCAGCTCTAAAAGAGAGAAAGAGGAACAGAAGCCAAAAGAAAAATGGTGCATCTTTAGAAGAGGTCAAAGTACTCACAAAGAACATTGATACAAAAGTCGATAACCTGAATATCAACATGGCGCAGCTTAGTACTGAGGTTAAGGGCATCAAAAATAACTGCCGTCAAACGACAAGAAGGTTTGAAAAAAGCATCAATGAGAACCGCAGGGACATCCTTGAAGTTGTGAAGGCGGCAAAAAAGTCATAAAGGGTAACTAAGAGATGCTAAAACAGCCAGAGTTTAAGAAGGTGAAGTTTGGACAAATTAGACCATGGGACAAGAATCCAAGAAACATCAAGAAAGAGAAGCTGGAGAGGCTTGCAAAGAGCATAAAAAAGAAAGGCTTATTTCAAACTCTTACATGCTGGAAGGAAGGCTCTTTCTATATCACTGGCGGCGGCAACATGCGCTGGCAGGCGATGAAGCATATACTGAAGTGGCCGGATGATAGAGAAGTATGGATAAGTCTCAATTTTCCAGAGAACGAGAAAGAGAAGATTGAACTCTCTCTGCTTGATAACATGAGGTTTGGGCAGTATATTGAGCAAGAACTGGCTGAATTGACTTACCCATATATCGATGAGATTGAGCTTGAAGGGTTTGACATAGACTTGAAAGAGCCGGTTAATCTCAAGAGTATTATTGAAGACTTTGGGCCTGATTTCATTCCAAAGGAAAAAGAAGTTGATGAGAATTTGGAAACTCAGAATGAATGTCCGAGGTGCGGTTACAAATGGTGAATGACAAACTGATATTCATCAGTCTTTTTGCAGGATGCGGAGGTTCGTCTTTGGGCTACAAATGGGCTGGTTTTAAAGAGCTTCTGGCAATAGATTTTGATAGAAATGCAATTGAAACCTTCAAGTTTAATTTTCCAGATATTCCTTGCTGGCAAAGAGATATAAGAGAAGTGACCGGAAAAGAAATAATGAATTTTTGTGGAATAAAAAAAGGTGAGCTTGATTTATTAGATGCTTCTCCTCCATGTCAGGGATTTTCTACTGCAGGAAAAAGGAATGTTAATGATGAAAGAAATGATTTATTTAAAGAATTCATAAAGCTAATTGAAGAATTGAATCCCAAAGTTTTTGTCATGGAAAATGTTTCAGGATTAATCAAAGGAAAAATGAAGGGCCGATTCATTGAAATCATGAAAGAATTAAAATCTTTGCCCTATCAAGTTAAATGTAAACTTATCAATGCTAAATATTACTCAGTTCCTCAATCAAGACAAAGATTAATTTGGATAGGAGTCAGAAAGAATTTAGGAAAAGAAGTTTCATTTCCAACGCCCATGAACAAAATTTTAAAAATAAAGGACGTTATCAATGACTTATTGGAAAAAGACATGAATGAGTCTATAGGTCATATTTGGTTTGATGATGAAGGGAAAAAAACCAAAAGTTATTTTAAAGCATTAAAAGCGAGACAAGGTCAAAGATATGCTGGAAGGCAAAGACGATATTGTTGGAACAAGCCAGTTGGGACGCTTCAAACTCCTGGTGGACGAATTACAATTCCGGGAACTTTAAGGAATATTGGCTGTCATCCCTTAAAAACACGAACATTTTCAATACGAGAATATGCAAGACTTCAAACATTTCCGGATGATTTTAAAGTTATGAATCATCTTTGTTATGGATTTAAACAAATTGGCAATTCCGTTCCACCCAAATTAATGGAGGCCATAGCAAAAAATATTAAAAAACAAATTTTTGATATTTCAAAATAAAAGGGATAAATTATGAACAATAAAAAATCTAAGACAAACAAAGGTGGTAGACCATCGGTATTCAAAGAAGAGTACATAGAAGAAACTAGAAAACTGGCTACCCTTGGTGTTAATGAAGAGGACATTGCATGGTTCTTTCATGTTCATCCTAACACATTCAAGAACTGGAAGAAAAAACACCTTCAGTTATTAGCTGCACTAAAAAAGGGTAAAGCTGACAGAAATGTCAGTCTTATGAAGGCTATGTTTGAGAATGCTACGAAAAGGCATAATGCATCAGTTCAGATATTCCTGGCCAAGAACTGGCTTGGCATGACAGACCGTCAGGAACTGCTACATACTGGAGATGAGAAAAAGCCTGTCAGGCTGGTACTTGAAGATTACAAAAACAACAATAACAACAATGCAAGCTCAAAGGGTTAGATACAAAGAAGTCTACCTGCTTCCTCATCAAGCAGCAGCATTGAGAAGCAAGAGCAGGTTCATCGGTTTAATAGGTGGTACTGGTGGTGGTAAGAGCTTCACTATACCATGGTGGTTGTTTGCTGAGATACAGAAGCATCCGAAAGATGAATACATTGTCGCAGCTCCCACCTATAAAATGCTCACCAGAGCAACAGTACCTATAATAAGAGATGCATACAGAGATACAGACCTGGAAGGGGAGTATAAGCCAAGCTATAATGTCTACCTGCTGCCGACCGGTGGCAAGATATGGTTTGGTACTGCCGACAGGCCAGAGTCACTAGAGGCTGGACAGTACAGAGCAGCATGTCTTGATGAGGCCGGCCAGATGAAGTACATGGCCTGGGTGGCTATCCAGGCAAGGCTTGGTATGAAAGAGGGCAGGGCTCTTCTCACAACGACACCGTACGGTTTGAATTGGCTCTACCATGAGTTTTATTTACGCTGGAAGAAAGGCGACCAGAATTACGATGTGATAAACTTCAGCTCAATAGACAACCCATATTATCCTGCAAGAGAGTTTGAGAGGGCAGCAAGAGACCTGTCGGAGAGTCTGTTTGCAATGAGGTACAAAGGCCAGTTCAGAAAGATGGAAGGACTTGTGTACCCGGACTTTGACTCAAATAACATTGCTGAAGAAGAGTTTGAGATACCAGACGATTGGCTCAAACTTGGTGGTACTGACTTTGGCTTTAATAATCCTCATGCTAACCTGAAAGGCGCTCTCTCTCCGGATGATGTACTCTATATCTATGATGAGCTGTATGTCTCCCATATGTTACTCAAAGACATTTCAAAGCACATGAAGGACATTACTTACTTTGGTGATCCGAGCGGTAAGAGGGAGATTGAAGAGCTCAGAGGCATGGGTATTGATATTCACAGTGGTGATAATGATATCCAAAAAGGCATTGAAGCTGCCAACGCAAGAATAAGAACGAACAGGCTAAAGGTATTCAAGAGCAAGTGTCCGAATCTGCTTGATGAGATTGAGACTTATCATTATCAGACCGGTACAGAGAAGCCATATAAAGAGAATGACCATGCTGTTGATGCTCTCAGACAGCTTGTTCTGGCTCTTGACAAGAGAAGACACAAACGTGGTAGAGTATATTTCACTGGCCTGGAAGAAAGAAAAAAGAAAGAAGCGAAGCTTGAGCAAAGGAAAAAGGAGGTGACGCATGTCAGAAAAGGCAAAGTCTACTGTCCATGGTGAGAAGAAGGTTGGTAAAGTCTATTACCTGAAGACGAGCAAAGGGCTGTTTCCGCTCTCTGTACTGAGGAAGGCTGAGCGACGGTCATCAAAGCAGTTAAAAGAAGAGGCAAGATTTCTTTCAGAGAAAGGCTTGAAGCCGCTGCCGTTTGATGTGAATGGGCTTCTTGCTCTGCAGGAGAACTGTTCTTATTTTGACTCTTGTGTCAGACAGATTGCAAAGGATGTTGTCGGCCCCGGCTGGACTCTTACTGAGGCAACTGAGGAGGCTAATGAGAAAGAGGTTGAAGAACAGAAGAAGAAAGCAAGAGAGTTTCTCGAAGATCCGAATGAAGAGCAGGAAGAAGCAATTGAAGACATCATTGAGAAGTGTATTATTGACTGGGGGGTGGTTGGCTGGTTTGCAATAGAGGTGAGCAGAGATCCTGCATCAAAAGAAGTCAACGGACTCTGGCATATACCAGCGCATACAATAAGAGTACACAAGAGCAAGGAGTTGTTCTGTCAGGTAAGAAATAATAAATATCGCTGGTTCAAGCAAATCGGATTAGAAAAGAACTTTGATGCTGACACAGGCAATGAAGTCTCAGCAAAAGCAGGCAACCTTGCTAATGAGATAATCTTTTACAAAAATTACTATCCTCGTAGCTCTTATTACGGCGCACCGAACATACTCGGTGCAGTTGGAGCGGCCAGGGGGCTGATAAGCATCCGGGACTACAACCTGTCTTTCTTTGACAACTATGGTGTTCCTGCTGCTCTGGTGACGCTTGAAGGTGACTGGGAAGAGAACTCAATGAAATACATCAATGACTTTCTTGATGTGGAAATCAAAGGCTCTAGCAATGCTCATAAGACACTCGTGCTGGAACTGCCATCTGGAGGCTCATTGACCTGGAAGCCGCTCTCAGTTGATGTGAAAGAGAGTTCATTCAATCTGTATTATAAGCAGTCGAGGGATGAGGTTTTGAGCTCTTATAAGATGCCGCCATACCGTATCGGAATTTCAGAAACTGGAAGCCTGGGTGGTTCAACAGCAAAGGAATCAACGACTATTTATCTCAATTCTACAATCGCACCGTTGCAAAAAGCTGTAAACAGAATACTGACCAAAAGCATTGTCCACAATGGACTTAACTGTGAGCATATTAATTTTCAGTTCAATAAGATTGATACAAGAGACCTGGATGCAGAAGTGAAACGCTGGCAAACTCTCTTCAGTCTCGGTGCTATTAATGCAAACTATATTAGAGATAAGCTAAATCTTGAGAAAGTAGATCATGGTGATGATTACTATATAGCTGCTACATACTTGCCAGTTGGTGAAGAGAGTATCACTAGAAGAGAGGCATCGATTGAAGATTTGAATACAAAGATAAATGAGATAATTGAAGAGTATAAAAAATCAAAGAAAGGAGAATGATATGCCATTAGTAATCTATTTTAGAGAGCCAAACATTTCACTAATTGTCAAGGGTGAGCTTGATGCAAAGAGAAAGAAAGCTATTAGCCAAGCGCTAGGCCAAACTCTTGAATTTGATAGCATTGAAGGCAACCATAAGATACTCATACCAGTAAATGATGACAAAAACATCACCTATATCAGCACCATGACTGATGAAGAGTTTGAAGACTTGAAACGACAGAGAGAAGCGCAGAGAGCAAGAAAGGCAAGCATCATAGAAAGGCCTCAAATGGTGATACCGACTACAAAAAAGAGACATTAAAGAGATGCAGGTTTTAGAAAGATTAAGAGATTCAATGAAAGATATAATGCAGAAGTCTAGAAAGAGAACTTATACAAATGCCAAGCGACTCAGAAGACTGAATGAAAGAAAGCTGACACCGAAGATTAATGAGTTCATGAGATATATGAGGAAGCAACTGCAGAGAGGTTTGACAAGAGTGAAGGCAAGAAAGCCAGAGACTTTCACAGAGCAGCTTGCTGACTGGGATGCTATCATAGAAGAAGGCCAGCGCATCTTGAAGCCAGAGCTTTTGAAGATTCTTGCTGAAGGTGGCAAGGCTGTGGTAGAAAGAAAAGTCATCAAGCAGGAAGCAGAGCCACGCTTTGATATACTCGGTGTCCCAGCAGTCAAATGGGCAGAGAAGCATACAGCAAAACTTGTGACTGAAGTGATAGAAGAGACAAAAAAAGCGATAAGACAAGAAGTCAAAGCTGGCATCGATTACGGTAAGAGCATCCAGAAGATTGCAAAAGAGCTGCGCCCTATTGTCGGGCTTACATCACGTCAAGCCGGAGCGGTAGCAAAATATAGAGCTCTGCTAGAAGAACAAGCATTACCACAGCAGAAGATTGCTTCATTGGTAGAGCGATATGCAAACAAGTTGCATAGATACCGAACTCAATTGATAGCAAGGACTGAGACTCGTCGAGCTCTTAATGAAGGAGTCTTTCAAGGTTTTGAACAAATAGGAATAGGGAAAGTGGAGGGCGTTTCAAGCCCAGACTCTTGTGAGTGGTGTATGGAAAATATAAATGGCCGAGTGGTAAGTACTGATATGGCCAGGTCAATAGATGCAGAAGCTCATCCTGGGTGTGAATGTACTTGGGTTGCAGCATCATAAAAAATGGAGGTGAAAAATGCCATATAAATTTAATCCAATAACAGGAAAATTTGATTATTATCAAACAGGAGGAGGAGGGGATATAATAACGCCATGGAGCTTTAGGCGTTCTGGAAGATACTACACGTATTGGGGAGATAGAGATTTGAGCACAATGAACCCTTCAAGAGACTATATATATGCAATGCCATTTATTGTACCAGTCACGCAAGAGTTCGATAGGATTGCTTTCAAACTCATAGTTGCACAGACAAACGGAGCAGCACGCCTTGGAATTTATAATGATGAAGATGTCTATCCATCAAGCCTCGTGATTCAGACGGCTGAAATAGATTGTTCTGGCACTACAGGCCAAAAAGAAGAAACAATCTCTGAGGAGCTACCGCCGGGTCTTTATTGGCTGGCAATCAATACTAAAGGAGATAGCAATTTAACTGTTAGTGTTTTGAATTATCATAATAACTATTCAGTCTTGAATTATATGTTGCTTGGATACGATTGGAGTAATTTTTTAGCCGGAGGTTCAACGCACTATAAAGTAAGCTACACATACGGGCCTCTACCAGATTCATTTCCTGCTGGAGCTACGATGCTAAATACAGAAAATTTAATAGCTATTTGGCTAAGAAAAGCATAAGGAGGGAAAAATGGCAAGAACAACAATACCTTTTCATGTGAGCTCGGGACAATATGCTAAAAGAATGACCTATATTGTGATAGGTTCTGATTACTACCCAGAATATATTGGCGAAGCAGCGCCCTGCGATCAGAGGAAAACTCAGCAGCCCGTCTGGAGAATCATGAAGATTACATATGATAGCAAGGGTAATGCGCTGTCGATTCTCTGGGCTGGTGGTGATGCAAGATTCAATAAAGTTTGGACTGACAGAACAACTTATACATATTGATGGTTCAAGTAGCTGAGAGGCTGTGTCCGAGATGTGGAGGTAGGGTGGTAATTTTGCCAGCATGTTGTGCGATAAGGCATAAAGGCTTTAAGAAGATGCTCAAATGTCCACGTTCAGGTTGTGGGCATAGAGAGGGCTACAGGGAGAGCAAACAATGAGAATAGAGGAAATAACAACGAATAAATTGAAAGAAGCACCTGATAAAGAATTATACAGTTTGAGGCTCAGATTCGTACAGCTGTACAACAAGAACTTCAAAGACAACAGAAATACAAGAGTTGGCACATTGAGCCGCAGTGACTTTCTGCAAAAGTATAAGCTGTTAATAAAAGAGATGAAGGATAGAGGCTTAACTCATGCGAAAGTCACTGATATCGATGTCGAGATATTCAGAAAGGCAATGTTTGGCGGGCTTGATGTTGGCACTCTTGGTGATGTTGTTGTTGTTGAAAATTATCTCTCAATAGCTGGTTCATTCGTTAAGTCACCGACTGAAGCGAATGATATTGATATCATAGTTAGAGACAGTTCTTCAAATAGAGATGAGGGACTTGAGCTCAAAGTCGGTAGGCTCTTAGAGAAAGAGACAAAGAAGTTACCTCATTTTGTCTATTCACCGAGAGGCCCGCACAGCTCATATATTCCGCTTTTTGACTTGATATTGAGAAGCAGGGCTGAGACAAAGAGGGTAAAAATCAGAGAGAGCCAGAAAGTAGAGAAGCAAGGTATTGAATACTTCGCATCGCTAGACAACTGGGACGAAGCACTTCTCTTTGATAATTATGAGGTTGTGAAACGTCTTGCTGAAGGTTCGGTGCTTGACCTGGGCTGTGGTACAGGGAGGCTGCTGAAGCTATTAGAGCAATCAGGTAGAAAGGTAGGCGGCATTGATAATAGTGACGAGGCATTGAGATTTTGCAAAAAGAAAGCGCTAGACGTTATCAAACTGGATTTAGAGAATAAGAAGTTACCGTTTGATGATGAGAGTTGGGATAACGTCATCGCAGTCCATTCTCTTGAACACATCAAAAACATAGACAATGCAATCAATGAAGCTGTCAGAGCAGCAAAGAAAAAAGTCATCTTTCTCGTACCGCTTGGCAAGCGTCAAGATATCACCCATGTCCATGAATTCAAGAAGATTGACGACTTCAAAAAGCTGTTTAAAGACGACGGCTTTTCTTTCATCTATCTAAAAGACACAAACGCTGTGATTGCAGAGCTGAATAAAGAGAAATTACAGAAAGCAGCACTCACACCGATGGGAAGTTTTGATCCACCAAAGCCCACTATGAGCGGACTCACCGAAGCCTTCTCAGTTGAAGAAATCTGGAACTGGGCTAAGGATAGAGAATTGATTGCTGAACCGAAGCTAAATGGTTTTAGGGTTGTGCTCTGTAAGCAAGGAGATAGAGTCAGAATACTCACAGAAGCGAAAAAGGACAGGTCAAAAAGCTTTCCTGAAATCGTTGAGCAATTGAAAAAAATAAAAGACGACTTCATTCTTGACAGCTCTATGAGTATAGAGAGAGGAGGGAAACCACTACCAAGAATTAAGCTGATGACGTTAATGTCAGAAAAGCCAGAGCTTGAAGAGAATGACGTTGTTGTATTCACTGTGTTCGATTTACCCTATCTAAATGAAGATTTGCATGAGAAGCCATTCATTGAGAGACGGAAAAAGCTAGAATCTTTCTATAATCAGTATCTGAAAGGTTCTAAGAATTTTGATATTACAGAGTACAAGAGAGTAAACAACCGAGCAGAGCTGGAAGCTGCTTTCAAGAAGTTCGCTAAATATCCGCAATCAGAAGGAATAGTCATCAAAGACGTCAACAGCACATGGTCAACTACTGGTAGAGAGTCTGGCTGGGCTAAACTCAAGATAGAAGCAGAGATTAAGGTCATGGTGCTGAAAGTACATAAAGTCAAAGGCGGCTATAATTACCATTGTGGCGTGCTGAAGGGTGACTCAGACTTCAAGAATATTGTCAGAGTTGGTGATATGGAAATCGTAGAGCTCGGTAAGACTTACAACACAAAACTCAAAGCAAAGGTCGGTGATATCCTCACGGTTGCAGTTGAGGAGATAATCCCTAACGATGAACTCTCATGGCTTGGTGCTAAAGTTATTGACATTGATCCAGAGAGAAAAGAGCCGTACTTTGCTAATCAGGTTATCACTATAGCAAGAAATGCAAACATATTACAGAAAGGAGAATTCACCTGTGAATGTATAGAATGTGGTCATATAGAAGAGACCGATACCCATTGTAAAGAGCTTAAATGTCCAAAATGCGGTGGCCAGATGCGTCGGAAAGAGAGACCCGGCCCCGGACAGCCAGCAGCTAAAGCAGATGATGAAGGCACAGTCGGTCAGTATGGCAACATTGATTTCAAGCTCGGTGACAAGGGCCGAGGCATAGCGCAACTCCACCTTATGGGCTTGAAAGAAGAAGAGGCACAGAAACTCAAAGCTAATGAAAGCAGGGTTCTGATGGCTAGAGCTGATATTAGAAAGCTACAGAGCGTATTGAAGTCACTCATCGGCGAGCAAGGCGCTCACATAGATATAAGACTCCAGCGTTCTGGTGACAAGTACTGGGAAGGTGGAGAGATGATGATTGGCAATATCAGCGGCCTGACAAAGCTGCTGCAGAAAGGTAAGAAGCTGCGGTTCGGGTGGAAGCAGCCTAGAGTAGAAGAGCCTAAAATATCAGTGATAAGGGGACCAATGTCATGGTTTGAAGCAGGCTCAAGAAACATTAAGCTGTTCAAGCCAGGTGAGGTTGGAGCAACTGCTAATATGTATGCTGCAATGATAAGGATAGATTCATTCAACTGGGAGCTTTATAAAGCAGATGAGCATGCAAAGAAGCTGCATATCACAGACTCCAGGTTATTCAATGGCAACTGGCTCTTTGCTTTCGTGCCTGTTGGCGATAAAGAGAGAGTCTGGATGATGAGTAAGCTCAAAGATGATGACCATGAGAAAAAGCAAGAGAAAGAGCCTGTGGAAAAATCAATGATGTTCAAGATTTATAAGCTGAACAAGCGCAAGCATCTAGTAGGCGGTGTCGTCTATGAACCAGATGCTGTAGACTCTCAAGGTGACTATACGGATGCAGAAGAGATTGAAAAAGCGATAGAACGATTCATGGAAAAATACTCAAAAGACCCAAAGAGAATAAGAGTCAATCATAAAGGTCAAGCTTATTACTTCCCGATTATAGAATGCTTTCAGCCAGAAACAGATATCAGGAAAGGAGGCAAGACTGTAAAGGCTGGCAGCTGGTGGCTCATGGTGAAAGTTACCGACAACAATATCTGGCAGCTTGTAGAGTCAGGCAAGCTGACAGGCTTTTCTATGGGTGGTAGAGCTTCAGAAGCAAAACAACCTTGACAAAGTGATTGATTGCTTTGTATATTAATATCAGAATGAGATTGAGAGATTGAAACTGATGATAAGGAAACATTCGGTTTCGCCATGCTCAGTGTTCAAGTCTTTCAATGCTCATTACGTCTGTGAATGCCTCATTTGAGACAAAGCAAGAGGGGATTCAAGCTTAAACTTCAATAAGACGGGAGGTCTAAGAAGACCATGCCACGTAAATTAGAAGATCTCGATGTGGCAGAAATTTCGCTTGTGGATAATGCTGCCAATCGAAAGAAATTTTATATTATCAAGAGGAGAAAAGAAATGGAAGAATTCGTCAAACTTCTGAAATCTTTCATGGGTGAAGATGATGAAGAATTCAAACTCTCTGAAGAGGATATTGCAAAGGCCGGAAAGCTTGACGAGAAAGCCATCAAAGCTATTCAGGGCGCTTTGAATATCTTGAACAAGTACAAAGATGTATACCCAGCAGATGTGTTAAAAGCGATTAAGACGCTAACAAAATACGCATCATATGGCTACAGTTACCCTGCAGCTAAATCAGAAGATATCATTGAGGAACTTACTGATGTCGAAAAAGCCGGACGAAAGCTCTCTAAAGCTACAATAGAGCAGCTCAGAAAAGCACTCGAAATCATAGAAAGCTTAATCAAAGAGAAAGAAGAAGATGTCACCAAAGGTGAGAAATTACCACCTGAGGTAGTGAAAAAGTTAGAAAAACTTGCAAAGTTAGAGAAAGCAGAGAAAGAGAGGATAGAGAAAGAGAAAGAGCAGAAAGAGAAAGAGAGGGAAGAGCTGATCAAGCAGCTGAAAGAGAGAGTAGAAAAGTTAGAGAAGATGAAAGGTATCAAGAAAAGCATTGACAGCCAGGACGATGATGACAAAGACAAAGACAAAAGGGTAAAGTGGCCTTCACTCGTTTCACAGGAGGATTAAACAATGAAAAGCACAAAAGATTTACTTTCCCGATTTAAAGTTGGAAAAAGCTTCAACCTCATTTCTATGCCACAGATTTCATTAACTGAAGAAGAAGCTGACAGGTTCATTGATTATGTAATTGATGAGAGTGTGATGAAGACCTATGCCCGGGTTGAAAAGATGACCACACCTCAGAAGAATATTAGAGCGCTCGGCTTTGGTTCTGGGCGGTTTCTCTATCCTGCTGACAAGTTCAATGAGAGCAAATACAAAAAGCAGTGGGCTCAGAACAAAATACAGCTCAGTACAAAGAAAGCTAGGGGCGCTATAGCTGTCTTTGATGATGACCTTGAGGATATTCGGGCACTTGCGAATGAAGATGATTACCTTGATCACCTGATGAAAATCGTTGCCAAGAAGATTGCTAATGAGCTTGAAGAAGCTTACTATATCGGTGATACCCATGGGCTGAACGGTTTTGCAGATGATGACATCCGCAGCATGTGGGATGGCTGGCGCTATATCATCAACCACAGTGCAAGCGGCCAGCAGTACTACAACTCAGTTACCGGCGGTGCTTATATCAAGGATGCCTGTCTCTGTGAGAGCGGCGCTTCCTGTCCTAGCGGTAAATCAGATCCAGATGCTGAATTCAGCTTCCCTGGGCTGATTGCAGAACAAGATCCTAATCCACCCTATAACTGGGAATTCAAGTATCACCGCATGCTGAAGAATATGCCATCAAAATACAAAGCCAACAACGGACTTGCTAACATGGTGTTCATGAACTCTGATCTAGTGACTCAGGACTATATTGAGGCTCTAAGCCAGAGAGGAACAGCTTTGGGGGATGCGATTTTCACGGGTAAAGCACCAACTGCTTATGGTAGAGTTCCTATTGTAGATGTACCTCTTATGCCTACCAACCTCGGCCAAGATGGTGACGGCACTTATGGCTTATTGGGCGGTGGTGAATATACTGATGTGCTACTCACTCCAAAGAATAATCTGATCATCGGTTTGCAGAGAGAAATCAAGATTGAGACTCAGAGAGTACCTGCAGATGAAGCTACCTATGTGTTCTACAGCCTAAGAAGTGATGTGACTATTGAGAACGTTAATGCTGTTGTGTTCTTGAGATGTCTTGAACACAGATGCTAAGAGATGAGAGCAAGAATCACTAACTACAGTTATAGGAACGTATTCCCGACTTGCCTCGGCAATCTTTTCATTCCGAGAGGCAAAGAGATAGAGCTTGATGATACACGGGTAATCAAGGAGATGAAGAGATTCCCTCAAGTAGAAATTAAAGTT